CACTGGCACCCAAACGCAAAAGGCGTATTGGGATTCGCGGTAAGTGTTTTGAGTTCCGGTTGAGGGGCAACGATGACAATATGATCTTTTGTAAACCTCATCAGTTCAGAACGATCGCGAGGATGAAGTGCCTGCTGGTAGGAGAGACGACGAACACCTGCGTCCGACCAAGACAGATTCAGCAGGGGTTCCAGAGAAGTGCCCTGAATGTTCCCACCGGAAACCAGAATCAGTTTGTTGGCAAGAGAATCCAGAGGAGCAGTCTGGATGTTCTTCTCATATGTGAGATGACGACGCAGTGTGGTCAACAGATGCTCTGCAACTTTGTTGATCGTTACACTCTTGTCCGTATGCGATACGATGGACAGAATGAACGGGTCCTTGGACGGAAACGCCTCGTTCACGATTTCCACACACACGTGCTCAAACGAGATGTTATTATCCGCGAAATCCCGCCCACTGTTCTGGGGAACTGTGGAGACAACAGGTTGGTCACGCTCATCGGAATACACGTGGACTTCCAGGAGACGGGAACCGCGCTTGATGGCGGTGGGTATATCTTCATACACAGACCCCGCAACCGTATAATCACAGAGACGCCTACGACGCACAAGCATCGGTCTCTCTGCGAAGGTGTCATACATCAAATAGACAAAGAACGCTGCGAGGAGTGCAGCGAGAAGCCACTTCATTACTTACTTGTTTGATTCTATTTTCGGCATCCGGAACAGGAGGTTACGAAACCCATTGATGACATCGTCGGGAATCTGCGTATCCATGGGGATGTTCATGAGGCACGCATAGTGGAAATACAGGCAATACATCCCGCATTCAGAATCCTTGTATTGGTGACGTGTCTTGTTGTAGGTCAGTTTCATTCCCTTCTTGTGAATTCCGGTCGCATCCCACTGCTTCTTCCAGCGCTTCATCAGTGTTTTGATTTCCTTCTCAGGAACCATCGCATACGAATCAAAATAGGTAAAGCGAGGGTATTCTAGTTCCGGACGAATGTCACAGAACACGGCAACCCAGTGCTGTCCGGGACCATCGTGAGGATCTGTGTTGATGACGATACCGATGCGCTGGTGTCCCTTTTTGTAGAGTTCTTCAAGTTTCATCGAGCAGATGGTAGAGACCAGACATTTCCTGGTTTCGTCTTGGAGATCAAAATCAATAGGAACAGACCCGACATAAAAGTAATCCGAGAACAGTGTCTTGAAACTCTTCTCAATCGCATCAATGTCATCAGACGACAACCATTCGTAGCGGTTGAGTGACCAATCCGACGGTGCCTTTGGGCGCTTCAACATAGACGCGACAATACACTCCGCGCGACCGGTTTTACACTTGGCACGCAGACGACCCTGAAGTTCAGACCAAACTTGTTCGGCGGGTCCTGTGGGTATCTCTGACTCGCGCGAGTGTTCTTTGTTGTAGACCTTTCTGAGATTTTCCACTTCGTCTTCATCAAGCCAAGACATTCCTATTATTACTAACAAATGGAAGAACTTGTAGACGCTGTTCTCGCTGGAGTGGATGCTGCGAAGGCAAAGGGTCTTCGGCACTATGTCTACATCCTTCCCGGGGATAGTTGTGGGTGTAATGTAACTCTTGAAGGACTAGTTCGGGAGAGACTTCCCGGACACGTTGTCAATTATATGACGATCACATATCGCACACCTCGTGTAGAAAAGCGAGTCATCGTTGATTGGTAAAACGGATCTACGTCTATCCAGTATAAAAAGACATACAATGGAGACTCTGGCATCCCCGCTCAAGCGTTACGTAGAGGTTACCAAGAAGTTGAATGAGATCAACGCAAAGGCACGCGATCTTCGCGAAGAACGTGGGTCTATTGAACTGGATCTTACGGCAGCATATTCGGAGAGGGAACTCCCCGAGAAGATTGAACTGAATCAGTCCAAGATGGTGTTTGTAGTCAAGAAACCTCTGGAGTGGAAGAAGGGATGGACCCTCTCCAAGAAGCAACTTGAGGAGTATCTGCTAGACATTCTTCCCGAGCACGGAGAAGATGTCTTTCGCGAGATTGTTCGTCGGCATGAACCGAAGTTGGTGGCGAAAGAATATTCGTTTGATTTGAAGGCTATTTCAGAGGAATAGAATGATTTGAACTAGGGGGTGCCTTGAGCGCCTGTTGCATTTCTGCCAGCATCTCTTGCAATTGAAGAATTGTGTGTTGGGTTTGTTGAATACTTTTTTCCGGCAGAAACCCGTGTTGGATCCTCGTAAGATGTGCGCTAACCTCCTGGTTCACACGCAACGCCCTCAATGCCAGAGTGTACAAAGGTTTTACCATCAATGTGTATGATATGGAACAACACATTATTTTAAAACGGAAAGTTGTGTGACAAAGAAGGGAAAGCAGAATGGCCGACGTATATAATCCGTATAACTCTGGAAACCGCTACTTTGCTGAAAAGGAGATTCATTCTGTTCTACGAAAGCACGGACTTCCGCACTACAGAGTTCAAAATCAGAAGATCTACCAGACTGCTATGGTCCATACGACCTACGTACGAAGGACAGAGTATACAACTCCCGATGGACGCCCAGCGCAACTCGCGCCGTGTCCTTCTGGCGTGATGCCTCTGCAGGACGAGTCGTATGAGTGTCTGGAGTTTGAGGGAGATAGCGTTCTGGGTGTTTGTGTAGCAACCTATCTTCGCAAGAAGTATCCTGAGCGAAAGCAGGGGTTTCTTACCGATGCTCGCAAGGAACTGGTGAACAACGAACGACTCGGTGATCTGTCCAAGAAGATTGGACTGAATCGGTTCTACGTCATCAGCAGACACAACGAAGAATCAGTCGCAATCAATGGACGGAACAACTCTAAGAAACTCGGAGATATCTTCGAGGCATTTCTTGGAGCATTGTGGACTGATTGTGGAAATCGGTTTCATGTCGTCTATACGTTTGTAACCACAGTGATGGAAGCGTATCTAGACATTGAAGAGGTTGTGAATTCGGGGACCAATTACAAGGACCTGTTTCAGAAGTATTGTCAGAAGACACTCGGTTGTACTCCCACCTATGTCATGCTCTCCAATGATACCAAACTCAACGAAATTCGTGTTGCTGTCTGCGATGGATCAGGAAAGCATATTGCTTACGGAAGTGGGTCTACACGCAAAAAGGCAGAGCAGATGGCATGCCGAGATGCGCTTACCGGCGTCGGGTGCGACGAGTCTTCTTAGAACGACGACGACGTCCGCCATCCATTGGCATATCATTGTTTGCTCCAAGAATATCGGTCAACAGAACTTTAATGGAATCACGAAGACGAGTTGCAGCATTCGCACGAGCCTGACCTTGATTTTCAACACCATCAGCTACTTCATTTTGAACAAACCGCTGAAACACTTGCTGCAGATGTACCGAGTTTAGATAAGCAGCCATTGCTGCGAGTTGTTGAAGATCAACTCCCAATTCTACAGCAATCTGTCCCTGTGTAATTTCTGTGATCTGCTTGATAGAATCAATCGTTGGTTCTTCCAGATTCTGAATAGAATTTCTCCAGTTTTGAAGGATCGGATGAAGAGCCATTTACTTACTCCTGCGAGTCTTTTTGTTCTTGGAGCGAGTCTTCTTCGCAGTCTTCTTGCCACGACGACGTTTCCGACCACCCATCGCCATTTCTACGTCATCTGCACCGGCAGGCACATTCATTGCAGCAACTTTCCTCTTAAGCAGTGACACATACTCACCTAACCGCACATCCATATTCGCACCAGGAGGCGCTTGTTTGAGTGAAGATAACGTCAGCGATGCCTTCAAACGAACCATTGCATCGGGTTCCTGTGCACCTTTTAACGCAGTCGCCACCGTGTGAAGTGCGTTCTTTTTTGATTCAACTGGTGCGTTTTCTCCCCCCACATTTGTCAGAGTGTCCAAGAGATCCTGATAGTTCATTTTAATTTATCTAGTTCTCTTATTTTTTAACTTCTGGGTTGTCAGTTTTCCCTTACGATATTTCTTCATCGTCCGACCACGTGTCTGAAGCACGCTCTTGGTACAGATAGCAATTGCCGCAGACTCCTTAGTAGAACCACGACGCGCCTTCACTGTCTTCCTTACCGATTTCACGCACGTATCAAACTTATTACGATAGGGACGAGTAGAACCCTGCTGACTAACTCCCATTGAAGATTTCTCTTTGAGTTGAGAGTTGATGTATGCCTCTACGTCATCTACAAACGAATTCACATAGCTTGCGTCTGGTTTGTCCGGATCACGAGCATATCCAATCTCGTCCGAAAAATTGGAATACATATCAATGATCGCTTCGCCGCGAGGTTGACCAAGTTTAATTAGCACGGCATCCTGGTTCTGCATAACATCTTCCAGGTCATCCAATGTCTTGCCTTTGACCCGTTTGAGTTCAACCAAAAGTGAACGTAATAGATTATTTACTGACACCTCTCCGGGCATTTATTTATCAACCTTAAGAAAAAATGAGTGACAAGGAGATTGAGACCACTAAGGGCATTTCTAATGAGACGGTATGTAACTACTTTTACGCGCTGTTCGTCATTGTTTCCATACTTGCAGGTCTTTCTCTTGCAAGCGATATTGCTCTTACGATTCGCAAACCATCTGTAGGATGGGTGTTCCTTGTTCGTACGTTTGTTGTATTTTCGCTTGCTGTCGCGAACTCCCTTTTCCTTTATGTGATGTGTGCGCGGAGCCTACTCAAGTAGAATTTATCCTCGCAAAGTATAAACACAAATGGGTGGCGGTCTACTTCAACTCGTTGCTTACGGCGCGCAGGATGCCTACCTCACCGGCAATCCCCACATCACGTTCTGGAAGATTCTCTACAAGCGTCACACGAACTTCGCCATGGAGGCGTTCCGCGTCAACTTCACTGGCGCCCCTGTCTATGGACAGCGCGTTGTTGCCACGGTCAATCGCAACGCCGATCTTGTCTGGAAAACTTACGTGGAAATCACGCTTCCGGATACGACAACGACTGCGACCGGAAAGGCATACGATGTCCTCTGGACTGGCGGTGCCCAGCGTCGTCTTGGGTATCTCCTCCTCCAGCAGATTGAGGTAGAAATCGGGGGTCAGATCATCGACCGTCATTACGGTGAGTGGCTCTACCTCTGGGAGACGCTGACTGCTGACTTTGACACTGCAATGAAACTGGACGTTCTCGCCGGTGGTCGCCAACCGATTGTTGCCGGTACCACGAGTTCCATGACGTCTTGCGGCGGTCGTCCCAGTGTCCTGTATGTCCCGCTTCAGTTCTGGTTCAACCGTAACCCGGGTCTTGCTCTCCCCCTGATCGCGGGG